AACAAAGACATTCTTCTGCTTGACTATCCTAACAACCTCGCTATCAAAATTGAAAGTAATATTCTTGCCATGCTCAATAACTTCTGCCATATGTTTTGACAATGCATGAATCTCTTTTGGGTAGATCTGTACATGGTCATTTAGGGAAATGTCATATCCCAATTTCTTTATTTTCTTTTCCAAGGCTGCTGTTGGGGCGCGGTCTTTGATTACTTTGAAATCATCGACTTGCTCTAATACATGTTTGAACCAAGTATGAGCTGACTTAGCTCTACGAAGTCCAGTAATATCCGCGACCTTGAATACATCAGATTGATAGAGTTTTCCGTCACTATTTGGCAAACAGCCGAGCCAACCTTCCAGTTGTCTTCTGCGCTTCATAGGAGGTCTACCCAAATCAAAAAGAATAGCCTTAACGTTCTTGTGGTCTTTTGCTAATTTCAGGGTCGCAAAAGCCCCAGCTACACCTGCCCCAATAATACCGACATCAAAATCTTTCATGCCATCTTATTATATCGGACTTAGTTGAACTTTCAGGCTTTTTGAATTACAGACCTTTGTCTACAATTAGCTTAGTACCTGGACCTTCAACTTTTTTGGCCGTTTTAGCTGCTGCATCGGCGGCTGCCTGACCTTGTGCCCAAGATTTACCAGTTACGGCTTGGAACTGTTTGTTTAATTCGCCCATAGCTTGCTGTGTAAATCCTGGTGGTGTAATTTGAACAATCCATCTAGCGCTGGCACCAGGCTTAACATCAACAGATACATTTACAGAAACACTGTCTTGTGTTTTATTAAAGTAATTAGCCATTAAAACGGCCAAAGACTTATCACCAACAGCTTTATTTCCTTCAACTGACAATTTGCCCAATGAATCTAGAAAGGTATTTAGATTATAGCCCTTTCCAAAAAAGAAATCTGGGGCTTCCATTGCTTGTTCAGTTTCTTGACCGAGTGAAATTTTACGGGCAAAACGGTCAGCTAGTTTGAAAAGTTTGTCTACAGAACTCATGATATTCCTTAATTAAATGTTGGCAAGTAGTCCACTCTGATTCTAGCAATTGTAGTAGAAAAAGCAGTGCCGCTGCCGTTTCTAAAAGCAGATAGAAAGAGGTTGTTTTCTGTAACCGTATGTGAACCGCTGGCTGTACTAGAGAAGGCCGCAGAAGATGCTGAAGTGATTGCGGCACCATTACAGATAGTTAGTGAATTTGTTGGGGGCCAGGTTCCAAAACTAACGAAACCGCCAGTGGACATCGTACCAGTGAGTGGTACGATACTACCACTAGTACATCCTGTAAATGAAGTGCCAGTAATGCCAGTATAAGCAATGATATTACTACCAGTAGTACTTGTAACGTTGATAATGCCCGAAGAAGAGAATCCTGCTGTGGATACTACGTTGATAGTTGTGGCACCATTAATAGCTACTCCGTTTGATCCTGCAGTGATAGTTGTAGTAGTTGTCGTTACAGTACTTCCTACTATCAGAGGCGAGCTGCCTCCTAATACTCCCATTGGGCAGTACATTACACCAACTCTATTTGCAGATAATGGAATACTTGTACCAGTAGTAGTGACATCAGTATTGAGAACGGTAAATTGAGAACCCCAACCATTGGTAGCTCCGCCAAATCCTCTCCAGTGTCCTAGAGTTAATTGGTTTTGAAATGCGCCGTTTGGTATGTAAGTTCCAAAGAACAACTTATCGTTATTAGCTGCTTCATTGGAGGCTGATTCCCATATCCAAATCCTGAATGGCATGAATACAGTCCAGTCAGGGATAATGCTGTTAAGCTGTATTCTTAGAGCGGGCGCAGTAAAGGTAGCGCCGCTTACATTGCTGGCTGCGTTGGGAGTAATTATCAGACCAGAACCATTAGTTATGTTCATGGCTGAAGCATCACTGGCAGAATTTACTTTAGTCCATACAAGACCAGTTCCAAAGATAGGGCTGCTACCTACTGTGAAAGTAGTATCTGAGGCCAGTGATTGAGCTGGTAGTGTAGTAAAATCTAAATCTAGAGCTGTTGCCCATTGTGGAAAAGTAAAAGTCATTATACCACCGTATATCTATTTCTAGTTGAAGGATCGTAAGCCCAAGTTACTGACCTAGATGCTGCAGTAATGATGACAGTTGATGTATAAAAACCTGGATTACCAGGATCTTCCAAAAGTCTACCATTTCCATTAACGATAATTGGCTTCAAAGAAGTGGCTTGTGATGTAGCATCTTTGACAGTAAATCTTAAGTTTGCTAACGGGCTAGGAGGCGCATTTACTGTGACACCACCTGATGTTGGGTCACAAAGTAATAGCTGGTCGAATCCAACTACAGTTGCAACTCCGCTGCTAGGTACGCTTATAACCGAAGAAAATCCGTTTGGTATTAGGTTGTTCGATAGTGAGGAAATCCATGTAGTACCATTGTAAACAAACGTAGCTTGAGCGAAGTTTGTAGACAACACAATACCAGTCTGTCCATCAATATTAACACCATTACCTGAAACAAAGAAGTTAGTTGCGCCACAGCTAGCATTTGCATCTTTAACTGTGTACAAGTCTCCTGTAGTTGGTGTAGAAGGTAAATTGATAGCAAACAAGCTGGTAACAGCATTACCAGTAGTCATTGCGCCCGTTCCACCAGAACATCCTGTGAAAGTTGTTGCGCCCGTACCAGTGTAAGTAACTAGTTGTGGACCATTAGTGGTTGTAACATAGATAGCGCCGGTGCTTGCAAATCCTGTTGTGGAGGCTACGTTAATCGTACCCTGTGGTAAAATAGCTCCGTTAGAGCCCGCTGCAACAGTTGTGCTTACGCTGGAAACCGCTCCGATAGAAACAATTTCATCAGTAGTGATAATGGTAACCGGAGTTGTAGTTGTACTACGTACTTTATGAGTTCTACCTACTTGGTTAGTAAGTTTGGTGGTATTAACAGTGGCTGCAACAGTAGTTGCTGCAACGAAAGCTACGCCAAGATTTCCTTGCAAAACCAAGTTTCCAAACGAGTTGCTGGTATTGACAGCATTATACATGATCGTTTGACCGCCAACAGTTGTCTGGCCGCTAAGTGATCCTGTTACTAGATTAATTGTGCCGCCACCAACAATACCAAAGTTTGCTGGTGAAAGATTGATCAAAGCGCCAGAAACTGCCTGGGCCTCGGCAGAGGTATCATTGATGCCATTGTCGCCAACACACCAAGCACCAGTTTGCCAAATACGTCCAGTAATGGCGCGGCTGGTACCATCGCCCAGAACTTTAGATAAAATCAAACCAGAGGTGGCGGGGCCGGCCTGCTCAATTACGCCGTTTCTTTGGTAAGCACCAACAGAGTAAGTAGATCCAACTCCTTGGATACTGATACCGTTTACATTGGTAGTGCCAAGTCCACTATTATAAACGCCCATAGCAGCTCTGTCAGCATTGGAGCTAGTAAAGAACTCGCCCCACATACTACCGCTAGCATTGTAACCATACAGGAAATCAGTTCCTGCAACTGGGGCTGAACCGTTTGGACCTGATGGAATTGTAGAAGAAGCGCTTGGGCCTAATCTTAAAGCAGAGTTAGCATCAAAAAAACCGGCCTGAATAGAGCCTACTAAAAACTGAATAATACCAGCCGTGGTTGCTGTTCCGCTTTGCAAAACAACAGCGCCACCAATAGTTGCGCCAGTTTGGCCCTTGATTGTTAGCGGCTGGCCAAGAGTAGATCCTGTAGCGGCTTGGGAAATCGTAGGGTTTGTAATGGTAGCGCCGAAGTTGACGATACCAGTAATACCAGTTAGACCAACAACAGCGATAGGGCCGGGATAATTTCCCAGTAAATCACCGCTGGCTACGCCATTAGGACCTGGCGGACCTGCTGGACCCGCCGGACCAGATGGACCTTGGGATCCCGCCGGACCAACGATTTCAACATCGTTGTCTAAAACGTATTTGGTGCCATCCCACCTTAGGTATCCTGGAGTTAAAATTCCGCTCATGTATCCTCATTGAACTAAAAGCTCATAAGAATATCAAAATTTTAGTATATCCCTGGTTTTAAGAGTTCTTCAGATATAGATAGTCAGAAACCCGGCTTATGCTAAAATTTTGATATTATAGCAGGACTTATAAGATGGTAACAAAATATCCAGCAGCTATAGACACCGTTTTCACCCTCAGGCCATTGGTTGACGGACAGCCTGTAACAGGCAGATCTGTTGAGCAATTGAGGGAAGCAATTATTGCTATTGAAGAAGAATTGGGTGTTAAACCAAGCGCAGTTTACACAACTGTTAGGAATAGACTTGATGTTATTGAGAATATTGTTGGCAATTTAAGAATAATTGAACTAGAAGGTGATTTGGGTGGAACTTTAGAGACTCCGCTTGTTATCGGCATTCAAGGAAGGCCAGTTTCTGATGTAGAGCCAAGTGAAGGTCAGACACTAATATGGGATGGGATTGCGTGGATACCTGGAGCAATTCCGGCTGATGTAAATTTCGCAGGAGATTTAACTGGAAACCCACTATTTCAAACTGTTGTTGGTTTGCAAAGCAGGCCGCTGGCAGCAACAGCACCAACCTCAGGACAGGCTCTTGTATGGGACGGCGCTATTTGGAAGCCCACACTTGTGGCAGCGGGCTCCTCAAGTATAAGGGCGGTCGCCTCAACTCAACCAATTGCTTCCCAAGGGGTTGAACCTGGATGGTATGTTATTGGGGCATTTTATTTATCAACAGCTATAACTAATGCTACATTAGAGACTATTGGTGGCGTTAGTGATCCTTCTTTAACTTTGACAGTTAGGTTGTTCAACTTAACCACTGTTTCTGAAGTTACAGGCTCTAGGGCTTCAATTACTAGCATTCCGGACATTAGAGCACTTTCATCTGTAATTGCAAGTTTACCTGGTAACACGGTATATCAAGTACAGGCAGAAGCTATTAGCGATTTCCCTGGAGACGCTGTTTTTGCCGTAGTAAAATCTGTAGAAATTACAATGTGAGGAAAGCATGACATCAGCTATTTGGGAAGGAATAACTGGACTAGCATATGCGGGAGGTTACCTCTGGACATGTGATGGTCGTGCTACTGGTTTTGGTAATAGTAATGACATACCGGCTTCGGTTAATTTCGTTACCGTTCTCGATCCTACAACAACACCATATCCAAGAGTCGTTAAAAAAATTGATCTAAGACAATACATTGGTCCTTATATCAAAAACATGCGTAAAATAAAAAAATCTCCTGATGGAACAAGAATATATGCTTGTACATCTGGCTGGCATGGTCAATATTCTGATCGCGGAATACATGGACAGGTAGATACTTCATTTGGAACTAGGTTTTTTTCGTTCGCAGATAGACCAGGACTCGGTGGAGGATTCTCTCCTAATTATATTGGATTAACTGTCACTATTTCTGGTGCTGCCGATCCTAATAACAATGGTACATTCCCTATTGACTCAGATGGAAATATTACCAATCCTTTAGCATCCACAGATGCAAATAATGGTTCGCTTATTTGGCACCTAAATACTCCAGGACAAAGTATTATTGGCTCTCCATGCGGATACGTTATTATCATTGACGTAGCAACTAAAACTGTTGTTGGGCTTGCTCAATTGAAAAACGGTATCATTGCTGATGGAAGCATATTTGGTAATCCAAGCGATCTGGGTGATGGTAGTGAAGCGAGAGACTGCTTAGAAGATAATTCTGGAAATCTTTGGGTAATTAATGCTTCGGCTGGTGGTGCGGGGCAAGGCATTAGTCTTTTGGAAAAGTTCAATATTGCCACAGTTATTTCTAATGGACCAGGTGTCCAAAGCACTTCTTCCCAGCAAATTAGCGTAACACGACATGCCGAAGAAATTTGTTTTGATTCTGGTTTCATTTGGACCGCTAGCGGTTACGTAGGAAATACTACATTTGGCGGTCTTACTGGTAAAGGTATTGTTTCACGTATAGATCCAGGTGCTGGCACTATTAGTATCTATCAAGACTCAACGCATGGAATTTTTGGTATGTTGAGCGATAGTACTGGAAGGTCTCCTTTTCCTGGCAATCTTTATGCCTTTACTACCAACACATTTACTCCACGCAATCGATTACTTAGATTTGATCCAACACAATTCCCGTCTGCCAGCTTTAGAACTACTGATTTCTTCACCTTTCTTCAGGCAGATGGCGGAGCTATTGGTTCAGATGGAACTAATTTATGGGCAGGTTCAAGGTCTACTCTTAGCGTCAGTCGATCTAGTATTGTAAAATTACCTCCAACTGATATATCGGATGCGGCAATCCTAGATGAAATAGATTCTAATAGTCCACCATTCAGTGACAGCGGTCTTGGAGTTTGGAGTCTTGAATTTGATGGAACGTGGATGTGGGGCGCGCGTAGAGGGTTTAACGGTAGAACTAATGGCAATTTCATTAACTGTGGATTACAACAGGCAGATCCATTTGCTGCACAATACTCTAATACATTTCAAAATGCTGCTGGTGATAATGTTATGCAACTATGGAATGGCCAATTCACTGGTTGGGTTATGCAAGCAAGATCTAGTTCTAATGGGCAGCTATATACTTGGTCTTGGCCATATCCTGATTTTACAGGAACAGCTTATCCTGGACCGGGATCTCCAGAAGAAATTGCTGTAGATGCATTTTCTCCACTTGGCAGCATCAGTGTGGTTATGCAGGCAAGATCTAGTGCCGATTCCAGCTTAGTTACATGGCTTGCGCCAACCGAGGATTTTGCCGGAACCCTCTTCCCAGGACCAGGAACTCCTTTACAAACCACTGTGCTTAGTAGGAATTTAGTAACTTCTGCCACTAACATTCAAATCAAGATGCAAGCAGTAGATAGTATCACTAATGAAATTGTAACCTGGGACGCTCTCCCAAGCTCTCCTGATTTTGGAGGTTTTGGTTATCCGGGCCCGGGAACGCCATCAGAAATAGCAATTCATCAGATCAAATACAACACTTAAGTGGATTCAATACTTCGTACTAAATCGCCCATTTGAACGTCTTCAAAAGAAGCTCTATCACCAGATTCATCTTCAATTGGATTGATCTTGAATGATTCAAACATGTGCTTTCTCGCATATCCTTTTCCAAGAATGATTTCCGTTCCATCTTGAATTCGGTATAATTCAAATAAATCTCCAATTTCTGGAGTTCCGTCTAATTGAACAACCACACCAAATTTTCTAATTCCAGTTACAGTTCCTTGCATTTGATTCTATCCCCTTTTACACAATTGAAAGAACTGCATCAATCAGTTTGACGCGCTCTTGCATATTGTCGATATTAATTTGGAAGCATGGCAGTTCCCATTGAATCAGCATGAACTTGATCATAGCATCGATTGCGACCACGCCATCCCATGTTAAACTTTCTCGAACACCGTCAGCCTTCAGGGTAGCCTTGGAGGGACGAACGAAGAATATAATTGAACCTGGAGCCTTCAGCTTGGCAATGTACGGCCCTATCTGGTCGCTGAGCAAAAGTTTGGGAAGAATGCGCGTATGTTGGGCGGCATAAGCCAAACAATCGAAGCTTCTGTCTGAAACAAAATCTTCATATTTTCGCTCTTCAGCAAGCTGCCTATGAAAGATTGCTTCCTGATACTCATCTACCAAATCCATATTGTATCGTAGACTATCTAGATGAAGTTCTTTCTCTGACAAGACGGCTCTGGCCACCTCTGTAATCATGGGAAGTTTGTACTTCTCGGAAACATAGCGGGCACACGTCGTCTTACCAGTGCTGTGGGCACCAACAAAGTATACTTTCATAAATACCTCAAATGTCAGATATGAGTTTCTTGAATTCCTCCGCAGTTATCTCAACTGCATTGGTGATTTTCTTGAGTGGGTCGCCATGATCTTTTGCAGAGATGGTGATGATTATCTTGCCAGGGTTATCTGACTTGATGCACTCAATGTAACTCTTGTCATCGAATGTGATTTTCATCTAATTATCCTTAGAGAGGCTATTAGCTTTTTACCTTTACTAGAAAAAGCTTCCCCCATACCCTCATAAATTTCAAGTCGCCTAGCTCCACCGTAGTGAGCAAACAACCTATCAGCATCTTTCAATGCTGCCTCAAAAGTTTCATGAGTAGTTGCTACCTCATTTGGAATATCATCAGATGGTAATAACATTTCTACAAAGAACATTACAGCTTGCTCCTATCGGTGATAATCTCCACATGGTCCTCATGAACGTAAATTGAGTGCTCAAAATGGGCACTCAGGTCAGGTGTCACCACAGTCCAACCATCATTCAATGTGGTAGTGGCGGTTGAGCCAAGCACGAGCATCGGCTCTATAGCAATGGCTAATCCTGGTTGAATACGAATTCCACGGCTGTCATCTGATTTGTTTTCCACGAAGGGCGGGGCATGCGGAATGTCCCAATCCAAACCATGGCCACCGTAATTGTTGATGACACCAAAACCATAGGTCTTTGCATGTCTAGAAATAGCATTACCAATCACACCTAGGCGCTTGCCTACTTCGATAGCTTCAATACCTTTCATCAGGCACTCTTCAGTGGCTCTGACTAAGGTAACGTGTCTATCAGCATGTGGAGTGCCAAAGATGCATGTAATAGCTGTATCAGCAATAGCGCCTTGGTAAGTTACACCTAAGTCAAAACTAACGATATCCCCGTCATCTAGAACAACATCCTTGGGAATACCATGGACCATTTCTTTATTGACAGAGATACAGACTCCAGCGGGGAATCCCTTGTAGCCTTTGAAAGTTGGCGTGCCACCGTTCTTGGTGATGTAGTGTTCGGCGACTTCGTTGAGGGCGATTAGAGAATGGAAAGTTCGTCCTTTGACAAACCCCTCCAAAAGCAAAAGGGTCTCGGCAGCAATTCTGCCGGCGACCCTTTGTTTCTCCAACCAGTCCTTGTCTTTTAGACGAACAAAGCTGTTTTCGCTGAACAGCTCTTTAGGAGCGTTCATTCTCATGTGCTTACCTTACTTATGGTTTTTGATATCTTTGTGTAGCTGAGCGTTCTTGTTCTCAATACCAGAGTATATATTGGTGATTCGGGCGGCGGCTTCTTTAGCCGCTTGTACGTCCCTGTAACCAATGTAATCCTTGAAGTCGTTGCCTGTCAAGATGCCGATAATTTTTTTGTCTAAAAGTAGAAGGATACCATTCAACTCATTTACCGTCTTCCTGTCAATGGTAGGAAGAGCGGTGGAGTTGATAACATACTTTCTAATCTCAATAAGAGCTAAGAGTTCTTCGAATTCCATTATTGCTGTCTTGGTTGATTCTGTGGTAGTGCACCATTCTTAATGATATCACCTGTCTCACTAATAGCATCGGCATCGGTTAGACCATACTTCATGTATAGTTGGAGCACCACATACTTATAGGATAGCTCAGCCTTTTCATTCTGAGCAATGGCTGTTCTGGCATCAGCCAAAGCAGTCAATCTCTGTTGACGGGCCAACTCAAGGGCCATTCTGTCCATGTCAGTCAGTCTGCTAGGGCCGCCTGGTACTGGCATTGGAACAACGGATCCAAGTGGAACGCCATTTGCGTTAGTTGGTGCCTCTCCAGACACATCTGGAGTCAATACAACTTCAGCGCCTGGTTGAGAATTCTTCTTCTTAGTCATGAAAACTCCTTACAAAATTTCAGCGGCTTTAGTGGCCAACTTGCTACGCTCACCCTGAGTGAAGGTAATATGACCAGCCAGCTCAGAGTCTTTAAACTTCTCGATTACATGGGTTAATCCGTTACTGGTAGCATCTAGTAGCGAATTATCGATCTGTTCTATATCACCAGTCAAGATGATTTTAGTGCCTTCTCCAGCACGAGTGAGGATGGTTTTCACGTCTTCTTTGGTTAGGTTCTGGCACTCATCTACTAGGATAATAGCGTTTGGAATACTACGTCCACGGATGTAGGTAATGGCTTCCATCTCAATTCTACCATTTTTCTGGTACATTTCGAGATTTCTTTTCCAATCACCACCATTTTTAGTAGCGAAAAGCATTTCAAAATTGTCCATAATAGCAGTAAACCATGGAGCTAGTTTCTCTTCCATAGTGCCTGGCAAATAACCAATGTCATTTCCAACTGGCTGAATTGGACGATAGATAATGAACTTATCGTATTCCTTCTTGTTCAGAACAAGCTCTAGAGCAGTAGCCAATACAATTAAGCTTTTACCAGTTCCGGCCTTACCAATTAGCGTAATCAAATCGATATTTCTATCCATGATTAGGTCAATGGCAAAAGTCTGTTCTTTGTTACGGCTGGAGACATTCCAAGGATAGTTCTTGCGAACCAACTTGACACAGTCTGTGGCAACCTTACGGCCCATGCAGATACCATCACCGTTATCTGCTAGGAAAAGAACACACTCGTTTGGGTTGAGATGAATGTTAAAACAACGTGGATCAATCTTACCGTCCTGCTGCAAAGCAACGCCAGCATCCTCATCAGAAATGACCTGGAATCCTGGGTACAAATCGCTTAGAGAGTGGCCGTCTTTTTCATGCTTCTCAGCATCAATAGAGCGAGCCTTGGCCTTTACACGCAAGTTGATATCATTGCTGATCAATGATACATCGCGCTCAGGGTGGCCCTGCCAGTGTGATTGTAAACAAGCTAGAATTTGGGTGTCACCATAATTTGGATCTCCAAACCCTAGATATGGGGGCTGGGAGCAATCAATATAGTTGGCGTCTATGCTGAGCATAATATCGTCATCCAATAGAATACCCATACTGATATCGCCTCTATCGCAAATCTCATCAAGCAATCTAATAGCAACTCTGGCATTTTTGCCAGCTTCGCTTGCGCCTTTCTTTAACTTATCAAGTTCATTAAGAACAGCCATTGGAATTACCACATCGCTGTGTGGAAAAGATTTATATGCTACGGGATCGGTGATCAAAGTACTAGTGTCAAGTACGTAAGTTTTTCTCATTCTATCTCTTGTTCCTCTTTGTCGTCAAAGACTGACCAACAATTGACTTCCATTTCAAGATAAATACGCTTTCGCGGATCTATAGCACGCAGGTCTCTCTTTAGTTTATAGGTGCACTTGTACCACTCAGCGATCAACTCATTTTCTAAGTATATCTGCATGTGGCCATCAAGATCATCTATAACCTGAATACCGTAAGTAGCGAGGATACCTCTCAATTTTACTTTTTGGGAGGCTGGCAAAGGCCCATCCGAACTCCAAATTGTTTCAATTTGGGTTGCTACGTCAGTGTTTTCGAAGCTGGCAAATAGAATTCCACGCAGAAATCTAGCCTTTTCTTCGTCCTCAACTTGACGAGTATCATCACTATAATTGAGAAGTATTGTGCCTTTCATCTTTATCCAATGCTAGTTAATTGATATTAACATTTACTCCATCCGCAACCCATACAAGTCAGGCATTTCTCCTGATATGCAAAGTTGTTTTCCATATGGCATTTAGGGCACTTCTTTTCAGCCGTAGATTTAGTTCCATCAGCAATGTAGCTCTTGAGAACTCTAGCGGCTATTTTTGAAAATGAGGTAACGTCAGAGTGTTTGTCCTTCTGAAGTTGCTCTACTACATATTGTACCGGAGTACCATGACGTAGAGCCAGAGAAATAGTACGGGTAAAAGCTCCGAAGTTAGCATTCTCAAAAACGTTTGCAATGTCTTTGATTAGCATCTGGTCTTCACCTTCACCAATACTTAAGTTATAAGTTGTAATGTCTTCTACTTTACCATTCTTGACAACTTTGCCCATTTTGTATTTGTTAGGGATGTCTACATACTTAGACAAACCACCAAATATCTCATAGGGTTTACCGTTGAACATGCCTACAAAGAGAGTCCATTGTTCACCTTGAACCTTAGCCTTCTTGATATCGCATGGAAGTTCAAGAGGACGCTTAGGGGCCATGTGGGTTTCAATCTCCAATGGTCTGCCATCTTGAGTCTTCTTACTAGTAGATTTAGATGAGCTGATCAATACACCATCGCGGCACTTGTCACGGTAGACGGTAAAGCCTTTGCAGCCCTTCTCCCAAGCTCTTAGGTAGACTTGAGAGACCATATCCTTGGTTGCCTCTTCAGGTAAGTTACAAGTCTTGCTAATGCTATGGTCAATAGAATCTTGAGCGGCAGCTTGCATATCTACAGACGCAACCCAATCAATCTCATTTGACGTAGCTCCATAGTATGGCGACTTGGTAACGTCAGTTTCACCTGTGGCTTCCATCCATAGCTTGACACCATGGTGGTACACAGTAAACTCCTGCCACTGGTCTCCCATTGCGTCTACAAAGTCAACGCGGGCATTCTTGTCAGATGGGTTGTGCTTCTTACGGCGAACGTACGAAAGCATGAATACTGGCTCAATACCAGACGTAGTTTGAGTCTGTGAAGACACGGATCCCGCTGGGGCAGTAGTCGTATTAGCAATGTTGCGTCTACCACTCTTCTTCCATAGCCGCTTAGTTTCCCGACTGCAATCATCGAAAATAGTATTGAGATACTTGTGGTCTTTTTCCAAATCATAATTGAAGATTGGGAATGCTCCACGTTCTTTCGCCATAGTGACAGAAGACGTGTGTGAGCCTACGGCCAAAGCACGGTAAATCTTACGAGTAATCTCAATGGACTCTGGGGCGCCATACTTGATTCCAAGCATAGCTAGGGTGTCACCAAGAGCCGTAATACCTAGACCAGTCCTACGACCAGAGACATTCATATTACGGATCTTGTGCCATAGCCGCAGCTCGACCATCTTGACTTCTTCAGGCTCAGGGTCGGCCTGGATCTTAGCGAGAATTCTATCAATGCATTCAATCTCTAAATCAATGATGTCGTCCATTAGGCGCTGAGCTACGAGGGTGTGCTGGTGGAATTTCTTAAAATCGAATACGGCATCTGGCGTGAATGGATTTTTGACATAGGAAACTAGATTGAGGACGAGCAAACGACAAGCATCATAAGCTGGCAATACAATCTCTCCACATGGATTAGTAGAGATGGAATTGTGGCCGAACTCATGGTAGATATCGGATGGGGTATTCTTCTTGACGGTGTCCCAAAACAAAAGACCCGGCTCGGCAGATGACCAAGCGGAGTCTATGATTTGATCCCAGATGTCTTTAGCTCTAACTGTCTTTGTTACTTTTGCCTTCTCTGGTGAGGCATCTACTGGCCAACGTAATGTATATCCTTGATCGTCCTTGACTGCTTGCATGAAATCGTCATTAAGACGGATAGAGATATTAGCTCCAGTTACCTTGGTGAGATTTCGCTTGATATTGATGAAGGTTTCGATCTCAGGGTGATTGATGGAGATGGTAATCATCTCGGCACCACGTCTACCATTCTGCGCGACTTCACGGCAGGTATTGGAGAAGCGTTCCATAAAAACGCCAAGACCGTCGGTGGTCTTGGCAGCGTTATTGGTGAGTACATCTTTAGGGCGAATGCCGGAGATATCTAGTCCTACTCCGCCCCTACGTTTCATGATTTGTGCTAGCTCTTGATCAGCAAGCATAATACCACCATAAGAGTCAAACTTATCAGAATGCACACCTTGGATCACGAAGCAGTTTGAAAGACTCTGCATCTGATAAGGGTTGCCAATAGCAGACATGGGGCTGCCTTGAGGCACAATGTACTTGTAATGGTCGAGTAAAGAAAATATGGTTTCCTCATCAAGAGGATTCGGATAGTTTTGTTCAATACGTGCGAACTCTTTGGCCAAACGACGATGCATGTCGGCTGGAGTGAGTTCTAAATAAGCGCCGTTCGGGTGTTGCAAAGCGTATTTGTCAACAAAGACTTTGGCTGCAAACTCGTCACCACCAAAGTATTTTATTGAAGCTTCGTAAACCTGAGAATAAGTGTGTCCCTGCATAATCCATCCTTCAGAAGAATTAAGTTAAAGTCCCTATATTACAATACAGCAGACGGTTAGATTTTGATATTCTCTTTCATGGAAGAAAGAGCGCTGTTTATTGTTTTGATACAGCTCAATCGCGATATGCTTAACTTTTTACATATCTTGTTAATGGACATTGGCTTGTCACCATCAAATCCATATGCCAGACTAATGATCTCCTTCTGTTCTTTATTCAAAACAGATAGAGCACCTTGTACGGCATGAGTAGTTTGAGATTCCTCAAGCTCCTTATCAGGGCAATAGCGTTCCTCCACCTGCACAGGCATTACAGATTCCTTGTGTGGTGTATTTGCTTTAGCAACCTTCAACGGGAAACGGATTGTCGTGTGCAAATTGGCGCTTCTCGAAATACGAGTCCCAATATAGTTGTGTGCCCACGCAAAGAAAGATCCCTTGTTCGGTTTGAAGGTTTTCATTGCTTTGATCAGAGCTTCGAAGCCCTCTTGATTCAAATCTTCATAATTGCTGAACGCCTTGTAGCGGCCAGTTTTCATGGTGACTAGATATCGAAATTTCTCAATGCACTCTTGTTCATGACGCTTAAACTGAGCCTCAATCTTAGAGTCGCCGGATTCCTTTACCTGGTCTCTAAGCTCGATAAACTTAGTCATTAGGTCATGTGCTTCTTGTTCTGTTAGCATTTAGTTTTCTCACTTTAGGTCGAAAGTAAAGGTATACTCAATTATTGATACCACCTTGGAAAATAGGTCTCTAATCACTACAACGTAACGATTTCACTTACTGATTTCTTCTTCCAAAATCTCGATCACTGATTCTACCGTAGACTTCATGATCTCTTCATCATCAAGGGAAAGGGCAAACTTGAGCAGCTCAATTACGTGCTCTAACTTGTGTTTGTCGCTGTCTCCCTTGTTTTTCATATTAGCTATAGTTGTCTTTGGCCCAACCACTCCCATTGAGTATGAAATTTGTGCCGCTTGCAATTAATCGTTTGACTTTTTGCTCTATAGATGGAGTTGCTTCTTGGCATTGTGGACAGAACTCTAACTCTTCTTTGATTGAGTGTTGGTGTTCAAATTCTCCGTGAGTCGGACACTCGTATAGATACGTCGGCATTTCATCCTCAATTTACGTTGTATGCGTTCAGTAATGTAATCTCTTTTTTTATACTGTCAATTTCCGTGCCAACTTTAGTTATTTCGTCCTTAATCTTTTTGATTTGAGAAACTTTATCTTCTAGCGGAGTTTCCGTGTCGTTCTCCACCTCGGCAATTCTCATCAATAATTTTTTGACAATATAGCTACAGGCTAACATGTTAGCAGATAACTGTGCACGGCGTGATTCATTCATCTACGCTCGCGCTTCTGACGATCCATTTGCACTTGCATGCTCTGGTACCTATCTTCACCTAATAGGTTGGCGTACTTCTTTTCATCTTTGGCTGCATCAGCTTTTTCTTTCTTAGCGTCAGCCCTAATCTTGTCTACCAAGTCTTGGCCGTATAGCTCAACGACTCCTCTTGGTGCTCCTGAGATAAGACGAGTTACTGTCTCGGCTTTGCACTCAGGACATTCTTTAGGTGGGTCGATCTTAATAGAATAAGAATCTTCCCATTCATGTTTACATGTGTCACAGCGATGTTCATAGGTTGGCATATTATCCTCTTACCAAAATGCTTTCAGCTTCATCATCCTGCGGATGACATCGGCGCTACCTTTTTCCTCAAAGGAAAAATCTATTGACCAATAAGCCCCTTCCGAAATAGTTGGGACCTCTTTGTCGGCAATTTTAATGTGGTTCTGTTTCATACGAGGATTTGCCCAGACAGTCGTATGACCATTGTGAAAGAACCCCTTCTTATCATACCAGCCACCTCGGGTGCGAAGAGGATAGAACCTTTTTCTCTCCCAAGGAATGTTAAGGAACTGACTAATGTCAGCATCGTTCAAACAAATATGCGGGTACTGCAAATCAATTATAGTTCTCAAATTTTCAATTTGAATTATATTCATCAATCACCGTGTACTAAGAACTTATCTACTAGTTTATATTCTATATCTTTTGTCCAATTGGCTCTGATATCTTGCTTGTATTTTTCGTCTTTGACCTCGAAAACAATATATAGTTTTCCAGTCTTTTCTTCATACTCTATTCTGACGGCTTCCGCCACTACTTTATCCTGCATTTTGACCTCTTATTATATGTCTAATAATTCAATCTTTTCTGAAATATCATCAGGGTCTCGCATCTCGAAAGTAGTAGGATCTTCCTCGGTTTTTTCGTCCAAAAGGGTACCACAGGCCAGGTTTTTTATGAGTCTACCATCACCCAATTCACCATCACGGTTTTTGATGACGTGGTACTTCATATCTGGGAAGTTTTTCTCGTTAGCTCGGGTCTCAATCTGAATAGCAATGTTAGCGTTGGTCATAATCAAAGCCGAACGCCCAATACGGTGCAACCCAATCTTGTCCTCTTCCTTGGCTCCCTTGGAACGATTAAGCTGAACTGCGCTTAGAACGGTTACGTTGTGGACACGGGCGAACTCGTGAATGCGTTCTGCAATCTTACCGAGCTTGAGCCAGTCATCCATCTCCTTGCCGCCCTCATAGTCCATCAAACCAAGATAGTCGATGACAATGACTTTGGGGTCGTACAGAACTTTGGCTTCCTCATATATCAGCTCAAGGCTCTCCATAGTGGCGCCACGAGGGATATCAATGATTTCAAATTCGTTTGGATAGTTACCAACGAATTTCAATACCTTCTTGAGTTTTCCAGCTTCTTCATTGTTTAGCTTAGCCGTTCTGATTAGCTTAGTTGGATTGGATGACAATCTACCTAGCACACGATTACGGCAAGGCTTGAATGGCATTTCCAAAGAGAAGTACATTACATTGGTGCCAGGACTGAAATTCTCAGTCATGTCAATGTTGTTTTGCCCTAACCAAATCTGGAGTGCCATGTTCATCAAGAGCATGGACTTACCACCACCAGACTCACCACCGATGAGCAACAACTCACCAGCTCGTAGACCATCTGTTACGTGGTCAAGAAATGAATAGCCGGTTTTGATACCAGCATCGAAGTTGGGGTCTTCTAGTTTCGCGTTGTATTCATCACGGAAAAATGGCACATCGCCTTTGAGAGTCCTGCGTTCATACGCACGAGTCTGGCTTAGCCCCTTGATGGACTGAATAGTTTTCTGAAGTTCAACAACAGTCTTGTTGACATCGATGTTGCCAGGCTCTAGTTTGCCCAACATACCAGAGGTGTCGATAAGCGTCTTTTCTGCAAAGCGCTTCTTCATCTTCTCTAGATCGTGCTTATACTCTTTGTCATCAACCTGAATCTTTTGAAGACTATCCCAAACGGAATTGATCTTCTTGAGAAGATTCTCGTTGTTGCCTTTTGAAAGCTTTTCATTGATAACACGAATAGTGGGTAGGTCTTTGTGGGTTTTGATGTACCCAACTACTACGTTGGCAAAATTCCACAATTCACCTGAGAACAGCTTGGGGTCGTTTTCGTTGGCAAAGTCCAGACCAAACTTCTTGTTAGTAGTAATGGTCTTTAGAACTCTCATTTCCAAATCATCGAAACTCATTTGACACCCCGCGTTCTAATATCTTCACCCAGTACAGGAAACACTTTGATGTATCCCTTCATCAAGCTATTGATGCTTGCCTTCAATGGACCATGAAAACTCTCCACTACGTTCGGGCTATTAGTGCACATCAACGTCGGCTGCTTATTAGCACTACGAGTGCGGAAAATGCTTTCCAACGTTCTTGCATACAAATCTGCCGCGTTTTCTGATGCCATAAACCTAGGATCAAATTCATCGATGACCAGAAAGTCAACCTTGATAAGCTCTTGACGAGCCAGGAATCTATCCTCTGGTGGAGCTTGAATCAATACACTAACAATATCACTAAGGGTTGTGTAAAGACATGAATACCCCTTCTGACTTGCCTTCTTTAGAATGCATGCCATAGTCATTGTCTTACCAACACCATGCCCGCCCGCCAAACAGAACGAAGCTCCGGACTGATGAGACACTTTCAAATCAGTGATGTACTCATCATATTTCTGTTTGAGACGTGGGTCCCCTACAAAGTTCTTCTCCATCTTGAGCTGCCAATACTCAATAGGGATATTGCTTTCGGCATACCTATTGGTTGCAATAAGCTTAACGTGTTTAACCTCTATTGGATCAGAACTCGCATTGATAGCATCTAGTTCTTCCTGAAGCTTCTTGGTAGGGATATTGTTGAGCGCACGGCTTCTGGTAAAATCAATCGGTTCCATTATTCTCCCTTACGAGGAATTTTGCCTAGTGGAGAACTGTATCGAGTCATTTTGGCATTGCCAGGTGCCCCAAAGTGTTCTCTTCTTTTCTGAGCAATAAGTTGCCTATCATGCTCGTGGACTAGCTGACGCAGCTCTTCAATATTCATGTTTTGAAGTTCCGGATCTTCAGTCTGTAATGCCTCTTGCAGCTTGTTCTTTATCTGAACTTTGATAGCTGGTGGTTCTGGAGCCGGCTTTGTCTCTACAGTTTCTAGGATGTCCGGCTCGGGCATAATCTTGGTTAGCATTATATCCTCCTTGGGGTGGTGTATAATCATTTTACTTCCGTCGTTTATTGATCGCAATACCGCCTGGGCATCAGTGAATTCTTCGACGAAACCTTCAAGCACCATTCCGCCTCTCAAGAAGCATTTAACCCATTGTCCTACGTCTACTGTAATCATACAATCCTTCTTAGTACACCTTGGTCAAGCCCAAACTCGGCCAACCTCTCCATCGCTTTGGCAATGTTGTCTGGCATAGGATCCATGTGTGAAAGGAATGCCAGGTCCCCATAAGTCGTAACGTTGATACCGCCAATCTCATTCATGATCTCAATGTAGTTGGGCGGCAACTGGGTAGATCGATCTACCTGTAGATTCTTCTGTCCAGCTAAGAGGACATTCATTTTGTAGTCTTGGACTATCTCGTCTTTAGTGATGAAAGAAACAGAGCGGAAACGCGCCTTAGTCTTGGGCACATACTTCTCGTACACCCAGTCTATGTAGTCTCGCAGAATCTTAGGATTGGCAGATAGCTTAGCGGCCAAGGTATTGAGTTGCCAGACCTCAAAACACTTGCTTGGGCTCTGGTTATTGAATTTCCAAGAGTAGTCAAGGCCATAAGTCTGCTTATACTTCTTGCAGAAATAACCAAGGATGTGGGCAACTTTCCATTGCGACACATCCAGGGTATCAATCTCGGCAAACTTTTCGAAGAACTTCTTGTATTTGTCATTCGGAATGGGCGTTAGATCGCCTCCATCGTCATTCGTCTTGCTCATCTTTCTTCTTTCTTTTCCTTGATTGTTTTACTTCTTTTGGCCACTGCACATCGAAGCCATCTTCTGACGTATAGATGCGGTGTCTTATTCTAGAATGATTATCCAAAAATGGTGCTTGGTCAGCGAAATCGATTACTACGGCAAACTTCTTGCCAGGATATTTGCGGATGACTCGCCCTACTCTCTGTAAAGCTTTGACAGTGGACTTACCACCACAAGCAATAACTAGGCCCGACAAACTTGGAATGTCTACGCCTATATCAAAGATACGAGAGGCGAGAACACAATCAATTTTGTGGTTCATCAAGTCTTTTTTGACTTTTTCTCTTTCATCCTTGTCGTTCGAGCCATCCAATATGGCACAACTCATGTGCTCTTGGAATAACTCGTATAGAATCTTGCCATGCTTGAGGCTGTTGAATAGAACTAGTGTTTGGTATCCTTTGCCAACCAGAGCTTTAGCCGCATCAAGAACTAAACCATTACGAACATCATTCTCTACCACATACTTCTTGTATATGGATTGGTATTGTCTTTCTAGTTCGTATGGATAAGCCGGAGTAACGCGGAACTTAATGAATGGTTGTGCTAAATATCCTTCTTTGATAAGACGTGAAGCTGGAATGTTAACAATGTACTTACCAAGGATAGACTCAATCATCAAGTCAGCGCCATCGTCACGCCAAGGAGATCCGCTGAGTCCGTAGATGTATTCTGATGCAGAGTGCTTGAAGACCTGTTGAATGGTCTCGCAGGCTGACATGTGGCACTCATCAATGATGTGGAGTTTGGTCTCCTTCATCATCTTTAGAATGTTGGCGTACTTCTCCTTGTTGAGCGGATTTTCGTCATCATCAGAGTCCAGTAAGATTTCATTCTTCTTCATACCAATTGCTTGACCAACGGTCCAAACACTTGCTATGTTGATGTCATGAATTACACACTGACCATCACCAATAATACCAATAGGCTCGTCAAAACACTGGGTGA